TAAACCTTTAGATACTCCATCAACTACGGAAGTAAGAGCTTTTTCTGTCCCAAACAATTTACCAAAAAAACTCATATAATCACCTTGAGGTCTGATTCAGCAGCGAGTCTTATTTCATCGAGTTTTGACATTACCCTATGCGCCAGTTTGTTCCGTCACAGTACACAGGGACAATATTTGCGCCACCACCAGAAACTATAGAGGCAAACGTGGTTGCCGATGCATCATTTACCAATAATCTGTTTCCTCGATTTGCCGCTGCTGGAGTTGGTAATTCTGAAACTGTAAACTGACGGATATAAATATCACCATCGTTCTGCACATTATCATTTCCGACGATATTTGTTGCGCCAATTTCTGTAAATGCATTAAGAACGCCGTTACATGAGTCTTTGAAGTTGTTACCAGAAATAATATTATATCCGCACTCTGTCGTATTCATATCTAAACAAATCGACGGCGGAGTAGTTGTTAGCTCCCATTTAGCATTATTATTACTCAACGATCCGTTGTTGAAAAACCGTATATCAAGCACTTTCGACGCATCAACGCCGCAGTTTATAAATGTATTATTATCTATTGACACCCACTCACAACCAATTGCTCTAATGGCTTGATCTGGCGCATTTATAATAGTATTGCCTGTTATTTTTGTGCGAAGCCCGCTGATTAAAATACCTTCTCCATCAGATATTCCGATATCACCAACGAGAAGATTATTTGAAACAATTGAATCATCTAAATTTTGAAGATTAAAGTTAACCCCTACTCCATTATTGTTTCTAACAATATTCCCATCAATAATGTACCCACTAGCGCCAAAGGTATAAATTCCATTTCCGGTAGTGTTTTCAATTACATTGCCTGATACAACCACGCTGCTGCAATAATGCGGGTTTTGTCTCGCTATTTGCACTGGCAATGTCCCTGTGGTTGTTATATCAACAAGAACATCATCATAATAGGTGTACAGTTGTAGTTCCGTTGATGATACAACATTAACTCTATAATGAGTTGTTGTTGATAAGCCGCCTGGCAATACACCAGCCGAGTTACCTGTTGATACGTCATCATCTAACGCTCTAGCTTGAACCTTTACTAAATCACCTTTTTTATATCCATGTGGCTTTGCTGTTGTTATTGTATCTGTTGATGCATCAACTGACGCAACAGTGTTAGTTAGTACTTGCCCATCAACAGCATTAAATGTAAACCCGTTTAAGCAGTTATGAACAGTATTCCCGGTGATTGTTATATTGTAGCCGGTAGCGTTATATATAGCCGCTTGGTCTGCAATATTGTAAAAATTGTTTCCAGTGATTGTGATGCTATGAACTTGATCGCATCGCCTTACTGCTAACTCAAGAGTCCCAACATCACTAAAGGTTATGGTCGAAGAGTTATCCCAAGAACCAACGGTAAACGTAGTTTCTGATTCAACTGTTTTTACTCTATATTCCTGGTTTTCAGATAACCCTGTGGGAATTACCCCGCCAACTCCAACTCTAAAACTGATTGGATCACCAACGATTAAATTATGGTTGTTGGTTGTGGTGATTATATTTGTTCCAGAATCTACGTTTGAAATTTGCAGAAATCTTGCATTGCCTTCTAGGTCTATCCCACCTTCTGGTGACTCTCCATCTGAGTTTAGGAAAAAGTTATTAGTAATTGAAATATCTCTTCCATGAATAACGCCAATACCTAATCGTCTAGGTGCGTTAAACTCATTTCCATTTATTCGGATATGGTAGTTCTCTCTGTTTGGGAATTCTTCACTCCTTCCAATATAAATAGCATCTTCTGGAGCATCGTAAAACCTTATTCCGTCTATATCTACATCATGAGAGCCAAATATAATAACTGTGTGTTGATTACTATTAACCGACCTATCATGAACAATCTTGCACTTGTTACCATGCAATGAAACACTCTCTGTATCCTTCACTAGAAATACAGCTAAAGCATTTGTTGCTGTTATTAGAACATCACTTTCAAAATCAATTGCAATGGAGGAAGTTATATCAAACCTTTTTGCATCAAGGTCGTAAGTTCCGCCTTTCCACAAAAGTTCGGAAGAACTATCTATAGCTTTTTGTATAGCAATAGCGTCTTCGTTTGTAACACCACTTCCTTTAGCGCCAAACATTGCGGTAGTAACCACTTCTGACAATCTAACCCAGCAACCAGTTCCTGTTGCAGAAGTAAACCACGCTGCCACTTGGGTTTGGTTGGTCCAGTCTGATGGAAATGTAACGTCAGGATCAATGATTGTACCCCCATTGTGGTTGGCCTTGTCTTGCGTGGCATCCCAATAAAACTCACCCCCGCCCCCATCTCCAGCGGTGTGGTAGCCTAATGTAGTGTATTGCCCACTCTGGCTTGCAGACAAAAGAGCCTCAATATTATCAAGAACACTTCCGTCTACACTACCTTTTACTTTTGTAATAGCCATATCAATCTACCAATTCAAAATGAGGCATGTCTTCAAAGCTTTTCCAAAGACCTCCCCATTGTATTTTAATCTGAAACTCATTAGCTGCTTGTAAGAATGCAGCAGCTACTTGAGCCAAGTATTCTTTTTCCCATGATGCAGCACCATGAACCCAAGCATAGAAATCCAAGGCTTTGCCTTCTTGATGCTTTGATCTTTTCTCGTAACCATCAGCCTTTGATCTACCTTCCTTGAAGAGTTTGTTCTGGGCTTTATCAGAACGAATGCCCCCTGTGTTCGGAATCCCAAAATCAATCTTGGTAATCTGTATGGCTCTGTGTGCAATACGAATTAGTCTTTCGTCTACACAACACATATTGGCTTTTGATTTCTCACTAAGTACAAACATCAGTTTTTACCTATGTGGTCTACCATCCAGTCCCATACGAAGTAGAACATAGCAGCAAACCCACCAATACCTGCAAACCATTTACCGGCTCTACCAAGTCTTGAACCTAATCTACCAAGACCTGCAAGATCGTGCATGAGGGACAACAGACCCTCAAGAGATTCCTCTAAGCGTTCAACGATCAACCAATACTTAGCCTCTTCTCGAACATGGGTACTCAAAGCTGTATGAAGCCTCTCGGTATTCTCTACTAGCTTCTTCACATCTTGCTTGTTTTGCTCAATACTCTCTGAATGTTTATTCAGCGTATTGATGATCTCAGCTAGATGTGGGTCTTGTTGACGACGGTCGTTCATTAAACAGTACCGTCGTGTAAAAGTTTATATGTCGTGCCGTTTATGTTTAGCTCTACATACTGATTTCCAGCGCCAGCACTACCTGTTCCACCAGCTCCTCCACCTACGTATACTGAAGCATTCTCCCAACCTGTATTAACTCCATCAGTAGTTTTGACATAAAATCCAAAACCACCACCGCTGCCATTATCTCGGATAGCAATAGACCCACGATTGGCTGTAATAGCTCCTTCAGGGTTACCCGACACAAGAACAATCTGGGTGTCCCCAGAACCAAATTTAATTTCTTTACCTACTGTTACAATGTCGCCAAGTTGGATTTGTCCAAAACGGTTTACCCTGCCAGTTGCCCAGAACTTTATTCTACCGCTGAAATCTTCTGGTTCAGGGGTCGTAAAAAACGTACTCCAGTTTCCCCCGTGTATTTGCGCTACGCCCAGCAAAAATACATTCTTCAGCATAATATCTGAAGTAACTGTGGTCTGGGTAGTGTTCTGATATAACAATGATACCCCTGTGGCGGTGGAAAACTGAAGACCAATATTTTCCATTACCAGCCCGATACCACTAGCAGGGATTGCGTTCGGCCCTTTGCTATCGAGTATCTCTACAATCGCCTTAACCCCTGTCATATCCAAAGAAGTCATCTCAATTCGAGCATTTCTCAGTACAAGGGAAATATTAGCTGCACCAGTCATATCAAACTGGAACAAAGATTCAGGTTGGTCAGAATGACTAAAAGCCGAATTATGGAGATCGACAGTCCAATCTTCGATAGACATTACACGGTTGGCAGATGCACCTGTAGGGACATCAACCTTCACGAGATGTTTCGCATATTGGAATCGAATATCCCGCATATATAGGTTTGTAAAATCAGGTAGATTCAGATGTGCTGACCCTGATGTTCCTGAACAGTCATCGAAAAATAGATCCCAAAAAGAATCCCCCCAATCCATTGTAGTAATAGGTAACGAATCTGGATTCCATGTACAATCTACCCAATGAAGAGGACGGTTTGTCGGGTGGTTTGAGGAAGACAATCTAAAACCTGAAATCTTTTTATGGAACACAGGTTGGTATCTGATTAGAGTGCCATCAACATCTCCGCCCCATACCAAGGTACAACCAAAAGCCCCAGACCCTACAAGGTTCGCCTTTTTTAAATCAAGCCCTGTGCTATCACCTGTAGAACCAATCAGATATTTACCACCTGGAAATGTTAATTCAGGAGTGCCTTGAGGAGATATTATTAAGCTTTCTACATAATCAATTCCAGCTTGGATATAAGCTTTTAAATCAGTTGTGTTAGTTCCGGCGCGTATCCCGTTGTGAAGCCCTGTCGGGATAAAATCTAATACTGAAATATTTTGCTGAAGCTTATCCTGAACATTGGTAGCTACAGCACCTGTACCTGCTGGAGTATAGCTAATGAAGTCTGCTGTAGGAGCACTGCCAAGAACCTCACCAACAGTAAAGTCTACTACATCCCCGTCTTCAAGAGCAGAACTAAATGTAATAGTAACACCATCAGAGAACTCTGTATACGTATCTGGATTTTGATAAACCCCGTTTATGTGAACCTGAATACTGCCTAAGTCTTTTACATACTGAATAGTCAGTAGCGTAAAAGTAGTTTGACCTGCAATAGCTATTTGTGACTCAGTTGATGTGCGGGTATAAGAACCACTAGCATTAAACGCTTGACGAATCCAACGCCCCGTAGCTGGGGCTGTAACTGGAGTTAACACTTCCAGACCATCATCAGCAGCAGTTGCATCAGGGTCAAAGTAATACTGGTTAGCTGTAGTATTAGACTCTACTTGGACATGAAGAAATTGAGTGTAGTCAACTAAACGTACTGCATCAATAGATGCTACAAAGTGTAGCATATTGATCTTAGTTATCTCTCGAGTGCCAGAGTACCGCTCTTGTTCTTCAGTACCTGAACCTAATAGCAGATCCTCTAGACCTGCAAGTTGCTTATTGACAACGCGTGCTACCATGATCTAAATCCGCCACCATCGTAATATGTTTGGTTTTCGCTTTGCTGAGTGTTATCCTTACCAGTCAACTTTTTAAACTCTCGCATCTCAACTTCAAAGAAACCTAACTCCTCATTGCCTACCTGGCGGTTCTGAGTGTCTTTATCATCTCTCAACGCCATACCAACTATATAGTGCTTAAGAGCCTTTACATGGGTTTCATCTAAAGCAAAGTCAGCGTCTTCAGTATTAATATCAAAGACAGTAGGAGGAGTGCGAATGTAATGAACTAGTACTTGAGCTGCAACTTCTGACTGGGAAACTAATACACCAAAGTCTCCACTCATATTAGTAGTATTAACTGCTGATTCAGTTATCTCAGAAACTATTCCGAAGTCAGAAGTGAATGAATCGCCTGTTGAGGAGGTAACAACTCCAAAATCGGAAACTATGGAATCGAATTCAATCCCATCAGTTGCTGTGGGGATAGGGTATATGCGAATGCGACGAGGTTTTAGTTTGTCTGTAACTAAATATTCAGGGTCGGCGCCTGTTTCAATTTCCCATTTAGCGTCATACTCGTCCATCCAAGCACGAGTACGTAAAGGCAATTTACCATTCTCAGAGTGTATTGCTCTGGTTATAGCATAGCAGTCAGCAGGCATGTCGTATTCCGCAACACTAGCCCGTAGTGAAATAGATGCTACTTCCCTTAGGATCCTGGCGTGACGAGCTATTACTTTTTGGCCCTCATCTAAAAGACGAAGGAGACGAGCATCTGAATGCCTGTCTCCATTAGGATCAGTTAATGAATCTCGTACAGCTAATATGGTATTGGCTACTAAGCCCATAGCTACCTCTTAAAAAGAAGCCCCTCCGAAGAGGGGCATCCGAGGGGAGAGTTAGTTGGTGTACTCTCCAGTGACTTTGTCAAGCTCGATATACTCAACCACCAGCTTGCCAACCAAGGTGCCTGCTGCCGGAGTAACCGCTCCAGCCAGGACTACCACATCACCACCAGTCGCACTGTATGCAGCATCCTCAACTACAGTACCAACCTTCATGCCAGTGTCGTCAACGTCGATTTCGTTGGCAACAACCGTACCATTATAGGTTACGTCCAGAGTGGAACTTACAGTGCCAGAGGCAGTAGTAACCAGAACAGCTACAGACATAATGACTGTATTGTCCGGCAAAGTGGCGTAAATGGAACCAGTAGTCAGGATGTCGGCTTCAGCCAAATCCGCTACCAGTACGCTTACACCACGCTTCTGGTTGTTCAGACCAGTACGTTTTTTGTCAGCCATGATTACCTCCTATTAGACCAATTTAACGTCAAGAGCAATGACGCCGGCGTCCATAGAAGCTACCTTAGCTTGCTTGTAGTCGGAGTTCTCAGCAGTCATGTTTGTCTTCTGAGTTTCCATCCATACTTCAAGCGCAGACTCGGACTTGATACCAAAGTCTTGAGAAGGTTGCCACTTGTAATCGGGCATCTTACCGAACGCAGATTGCAGAGCAGAAGCTCCCAGGATAAGGTTCCGAGAGTATTCAGCAGTTGCAAAACCGGCTTGTCCAGACCAGGCACTGTTAGTAGCATCGTATTGACGCAGACCGGCAATCTCAATCTCAGACTGGTTGAGGCCCAATGCAGTCGCATCAGTACCTTCAGTCTCACCAAAGAATGCTTCAGCCTCTACAATCACCAACTGACCGATCTGACCCAGCAAGCCGCGGAATACGCGATTCTCAGAGCCACGCAGATCAGCATGCTGTGCAAGCGTCATGATGCCTCCAGCAGCAGTATTGCCTTTGATATTAGCAGCAGTGTGCGGATCGATAACCATGATCCAGATGCTACGACCATCGGACAGACGATACGGCTTCAGAGGGGCACGAGAGCCGGCAGCGGTAACCACATCAGGCAAACCAGTTACAAAGCCAGTGCCAGTGCGCAGAGACTTCTCAATAGCTACCAGGTTGGCATAAGACAGCGCTGTTGCCGATGCATCGATGTTGATCTTGTGAGTAGGTGAAACTGCACCTTTAACTCCTTGAGCCGCATCGAACAGTGCTTGATCCTTGAAACGAACGAACAGATCACCCAGCTTTTGACGTGAGTCCATGTGCTGAGCAATGTTAAGGTCACCGATGTTAACCGCATCAAACTCATCGCCGTTGTCAACGACCAGACGATAACGCTCAACAGTGATCTTGTCAGAGAATTTCTTCTTCTGTTCACCAGTACCATACGCAGTCTCTTTGCCTTTTTTGGCTTTACCTGAAAGGTTACCATCAAAGTCAAAAACTACAGTATGTCCTTCAGCTGCAGACTGGTTATTCACTTGGTATACAACTGAATCGAAAGAGTTGCCCGTGTAGGGAGCCCAGAAGGACTTGGATGCAGCCTGAATGAGGCCCTCTCGCATCCACTTTTTGCGAACCAAATCGCTGTTAATGTCAACTACACCAGTAGCCATGATAAATCCTCTTAATAGAGCTCATTTTGATAAGAGGTTACAATGTCCTCAGAGACCGCAGTCTTAGAGGCATTACTACCTCCTCCTGTGCTACTCAGATTTACCTCTTTAGTCTCTTCGCCAGGCACTGAACCTGCTACTTTACGCGACGTAGTAAGGTATCCTTTCACCTCGTCTAAGAACTTTTCAAATGTAATATCGCCATTCTCAAGTTGCTTAGTGATCCGCGGAGGAACGTCATTAGCAATGACATCATCATCAATCTTCAGCCCTGGATTATCTTCAAGGAACTGGTCAAGAATCAGTTGTCTACGAGCAAGTTCACCTTCTGAACTTGCAGAGGTTGATACTTCTTCGAGCTCCTGGTTTAATCGTTGATTAGCAGCCTGCTCGTATTCATTAAGCTTAGCTCTCCAAGCATCAGGATCCTCTGACTTCAACTCCTCAAGCTCATCTTTCTGCTCGGCAGTCAGTTGGATAGGATTGCGCTTAGACAGCAAATCTTTCAACCTTTTATTTTCTGCTTCAAGGGACTTAGCCTTTTGTGAAGTTTGGGTGAACGCTGCCTGAGTATCTCGACGTCGAAGCTCTGCACGAGTAGCAGTCTTAAGCTCAACGCTAGCATCCTCAGGAAACTGGTATTTACCGTCATCTCCACGAGTTACAGTAGAAGCCAGTTGGGCGACCTGTTGGTCAAATGACAAAGCTTCTCCTGTGTTGGCTCCAGGAGTAGCATCAGTAGATGGATTACTCATTATTTAGTACCTAATATCAGCCAAATTTAATTTTATCAAAAATCGTTTACTTTGTACATAGCCTGTGATAATATTAAATTTATTAAATTTTATTCCTTATTATATAGGCCCAGTATGCTACGATATTCATTCTCAGTAAAGCCAGGAGAGGCTACTCATCAAGAGCTAATAACTAAAATTAAAGATTATTGCTTCTCAACAGGCACCTCCTTTAGCTATCTAGTCCTTGTAGCTCTTAAAGAAAGCCCAACTATAGCTAAACTAATAGCTAATGGTGAACCGCATGGCCAAAAGTAAATACGAGGACAAGAAATACCCTGCAATGGGACTAATCAAAGCCGGTGAAACTAACGCTGCCATAGCTCAGAAGCTAGAAGTACCTGTCTCAACTATAACAAAGTGGCGTAAATCAGTAGAGAGCATTGAAACTAAAGAGGATTTAGCAGGTTTTCTCAATGTAGACAAAGAAATTCTGCATCGTATTGCTGATCATGTCAAGGAAGAGCTAACTGAGGAGTTAGATACCCCTGTTGCGGGAGAATTGGTAGACGATATAGTCACCCAAATGGATGAAATGCAAGAGCTAAACCTTGAACTGATCCAAGTAGGACGTAAACTAACAGATAAAATCAGGTCCATGACTAGAAGTATCCAGAATGAGTCAGAGCTAATGGTGCTTGTAGAGGCTCTAACTAAGCTGCAGAACGCTTTCTTTGCTAAGGGAGCTAATGTTAACGTCCTAAATGTGAACGGCCAGACCTCAGACACTGGCTTATCCGCCTTCAAGTCCTTACAGAGAAGCGCATGAACATAACTAATAAGATGAGTGTGTCTAAAGCAGAGCTAGAGCGACTGTTCCCTGGCTGTGACTCTAGTATCTTCTTCCGCGACCCTACCTCCGATGTGGAGTTTATGGAGCGCTTCTTACCCAACAAACTATGGAGGATGAACAACCTCTATACAATCGTTAATAAGTTCGGTGAGCGTGTACCCTTTGTTATGAACAGGTCACAACTGCGTGTGTACTCAGCATCACTGGAGCACCCTCGTCTGCTGATTCTCAAGTCTCGCCAGCAAGGCATCTCGACCTTCTGGCTACTGTGCTTCCTAGATGACGGCATGTTCATTGACGACCTAAGTATTGGTCTTATGGCACAAGGTAAAGATGAAGCTGGTACTCTTCTAACTAGAGCTAAATTAGGGTGGAACACCTTTAATGGAGACATTAAGAAGTTCTTATCTCTCTCAATCAATAAGGATAATTCAGATGAAATCGGTCTTACTAATGGCAGCACTATCTTTATACGCACTTCCTTCCGTTCCGCAACCTTGCAGCGTTTGCACATTTCAGAGTACGGAAAAATTTGTAACAAATTCCCAGAACGGGCCAAAGAGACGAAGACGGGAACGCTCCAAGCGATCGCGCCTGGCAACCCAACGATTATCGAGAGTACTGCGGAGGGAATCAATGACTTCAAAAGAATGTGGGACGCCACAGAAGGTAGAGACCCTAAATCATTGGGCCCTAAAGAGTTCTACGGTATCTTTCTTTCCTGGCTTGATGACCCTGATTGTGTGTCTGACACTGATAGGATACCTACTCTAGATCAACAGAAGTACTTCGCTGATCTAGAAGCTCAACTAAAGCGGAAGATCTCTAGACAGCAGCGTAACTTCTGGATCGATCAATACCAGGAGTTAGGTGAAGCTACTTTCCAGGAATACCCCGCTACACCTGAAGAGGCCTTCAAAGCTATACGTGATGGCTCCTTCTATGACGCGCTGTACAAGCGCAAGGTACTGGCTCGTAACCGTCGCTTACCTAAGCTATATGATGAGAATCTGCCTGTGGAGGTCTTTATGGACCTAGGTATGAACGATGACTTTGTTATGGGGTATGTGCAGATCTTTGGTAAGGAGGTACGCCTTATCAATGAGTACGTCAATAGTGGCGAAGGCCTTGAGCACTATGTCAACCATATGAACGCACAGTCTTACCCTATAGCTAAAGTGTATGGCCCACACGACATTGAAGTGCGTGAACTAAGTACTGGCAAGTCACGTAAAGCTAGATTGCGTGAACTGGGTGTGCGTAATGTAGTAACGTTGCCTCGTATGCCAGTGCAGACTGGTATTGAGCTAGTTAGAGCTATGTTAGACAACTTTTGGATAGACTCGCAGTGTACCTATATACACGACTGTTTCCAAAACTATAGTAAGGAGTGGGATGCTAAACTAGAGGTGTGGAAGGATAAGCCTCTGCACAACGAATGGTCACATGGCGCTGACATGGTGCGCATGATAGCCCTAAGCAGAAGTGCTGGGCTGACTAAACAGAAACAGGAGCGTTTAAAGAACCGGGCAAATGCCGCTGTAGGGATTGCTGGTGGTATTGCCTTTTAACTAATGAGAGAAAGTAATGTTTAAACCAATTGACACAGAAGTAACTTTTATCGGAACTAAGCTAATTAAAGCTAAAACTATGACTCGTGCGCAGTACAACGAGTATCGTAATTGGGAACTGCCTGCTGATGAAGATGGCTCCGATCCTGGTTACCTTGTAGAGTACGTTGATGGCGGTCCCAGTAATCACCCTGATCATGAAGGGTACATCTCTTGGTCACCAGCTAATGTATTTGAGGAAGCTTATGAGCCTGTGCAGAACATGTCTTTTGCACATGCTATGCACTTGGTCCAGCGTGGATATAGAGTAGCAAGATCTGGATGGAATGGTAAAGGTATGTTTATCTTCCTGGTGCCTGGTTCACGTTTTGAAGTCAACCGCCCTCCTTTGCTAGGTATCTATCCTGAAGGCACTGCTATCACTTATGGCAGTCATATCGATATTAAAGCAGCTGATGGCAGAGTCTTTCCTTGGCTTGCATCGCAGGATGACATGAACAGCAATGACTGGAATTTAGTTTAGTCCCCTTAGCCCAAGGATGGGCTTTTCTTTACTAGTAATTTATTAAATTTATCACACTGAAACTCTTCCTATTTTCACACTGCTAATAATTTATTAAATTTATTACACTGAAAACCAGTTACTTTCACCCCACCATGATGTGTGATTCCGACTGGGCCTGGGACCTTCCCTACCCGCCCTCCAGTGAGAATGATAATCATTTACACCTGCAAGTGAGAATGATAATCATTTACACCTGCAAGTGAGAATGATAATCATTTACACCTGCAAGTGAGAATGCCTATCATTTAGTTTTACATTTGCGTTTGTATGGCCATAGATTTTGCTTATGTCAGTATAAGAACAATTGATTGTACTTTTGCCTGGAATTGTGATAAGCCTGGCCATAAGTAAAATCGATGCCAGTATAAGAACAATTGATTGTACTTTTGCCTGGAATTGTGATAAGCCTGGCCATAAGTAAAATCGATGCCAGTATAAAAACAATTGATTGTACTTTTGCCTAGAATTGTAGTATAAGACCTGGATAAGTTTTACCTATAAGCTATAGAAACATTTGATTGTACTTTTAAGTGAAACTAAACTATAGCCTATTTAAACTAATAAGTGGAATTTATTAGGCCTATAAAAAACTTCTAGTAGAAATAACTAAAAAATATATTTACTTTTATAAAAAAGAGCGTATAATATATTACATAAAGTGAATAAACAAATGTTCACTTTCACTGAGGGCGTTCCCCTCAGATTGTTCTTTAACAATTTATTGTATTGTACTCACTGTTGTGAGTACACAACAGTGAGACATACAATCTACTTATTAACTTCTACACTATAGGTGATTATTATGTCTAATACAGTTGAAATCAAAAAAGCATTTGTTGATGTTGTCAAGTTCTTAGAAGACAACAAAAACAAGAAAGTTGAAACTATCTTCAATGAGGTGCTCGAGATGTGTGCCACTAAGAAGAAGACTGAGACTGTGCTTTATGATGACAAAGGCAATGCTTATGCCATCTACTGTTACTACCACAAGCAGTGGGAACTGCTCAGTGAAGTGGAATACGGCAAGAAAGCAAGTGCTAAGAGTGGCTACAATACAATGTGCAAGATTGGTACCAACCAGTGGACTAAGCAGCAAAAGGAGGCTGAGAAAGCTAAAGCTGCAATCCTCGATGGTGTTGCTAAAGGTGAAATTGAACCTTCACTGATCAAGGTCAAACTTGATGAAGTTGAGCAGCAACGTCAAACGATCAACATGGAGAATGCTCCAGTTGGTACTCAAGAAGCACCTGCTCTTAAGTAACACTAAACCCCAGCCTCTTGGTTGGGGTTTTTTTTACTTCAAAATAAATCAAATGATCTGCTGATCAGCAGA